AAAACATAATTCATATGTTGCAAATTTATTAAGTTCTGGTTGGAGATCTCTCCTCATCTTTATTTTTGTAATATTAGAAGTAACTGAAGTACTTACATTATCAATTAGTGAAGATAATTTACTATACTTAAATCTTCCTCCAAAATTATTAAGGTCATAAGATGTTCCATACTGAGTTATTGTTTCAATGACCTTTTTCCTTAAGTTTTCAATTTCAGATACTGCACTTCTATCATAATAAACACTTGTATTAATTTCAACAAAAAGATATTTTAGGTCAACGATTTCTGGTTTAATACCAGCAATTGTATATTGTTTTAATTTATTTTTAATTTCTTCCTTGGTAATTTTGGAAATAAATTTACCATTTCTTGGTTTAATTGATATAAAAACTTTACCATATTGTGGTGGTTCCAATTCATCACCACCATAAGCAGTTACAGATTCTACATTTGGAAATATTGCTGGAATCAATCCTTTATAATCATTTGCAGTAACTGCCCTAAATTGCGATGAATATACTCTAGGTGCAATATATTTAATGGAGTCTATTTTTTCAATATCATCTCCATTTTCTGATGGAATGTTTGTTGTAATTAATGAAATACCATTTGTAATCTTATTACTGTTATTATCAACTAAAATTCCACTAAATGTAAAGTTAGCAGATCCATTTGCTTGCTTGCCATTTGTAGTAATATAACTTACATAAACAGAACTTCCTGATATAGGTCTTCTTCCAAATATATTATCTCCAAATAAAATCTGATATTTCTCGTCCTCTACTTCTTGAACTAAGAAAATCTTAGAATTTTTATTGACATTTAATATATTATCAAACTTTGCATATTCTTCATTGGTTACATCAGTAACAAAAACTCTTATCAACTCAGTATCTACATCAGCATTTGGAATGATAAACTTTTGATTTGGTTGATTATTATCTACGATAAAACTTTTTGTTAGGAATCTTCCTTCGTAAATTGAAATGTTATTGAATCTAGCAATCCCCTGATTATCTACAGGTACTGTAATATCTTCTGGTATTGAAAATACAAAATTTCCTGTTTCTAAATTTCCTAAGCAAACGACACCAGATCTTAATGTTACTGATTTTACATCTAAAAATCCTTCAGTGTCAACTGTAAAACTAATTTGTGCTCTAGATGCTCTTTTAGATCTAGGAACATAACCAATATTCCTTGCAAGTGAAACTACATTTTCTCTTAAAGTTGCACTATCAAGAAAAGATTCATTAACTGCCATATTGGTGTTATAGGCAGTTATATAAGAGTTATAGGCAAGAATATCAATTAATACAGAAAAATTTGAACCTTCATAGTCAAAGTCAGTGAATTCTGTATTTGTTCTTAAATAATCTTTTATTTGAGATCTAATATCCCCAAAATCTAGATTAGTGAATTGATTTATTGCCATTATACTCTAGTTGGTTGTAAGATAAACTCTATATTTTGTCTTGGAAACCCTTCACCAACAATATCATAGACGATATTTATATTTAATTCATATAAATCAGGATCATCACTAACATTAATTTCCTTAACTTTTATTCTTGGTTCAAAGTTGTTAAGTAGTGTTTTAATTTCATCTTCCAATACAATAGAAATTCCAATCGTATTAAGTTCAAATAATGAATCATTAATTGATGATCCAATCAAAGAATTAAAAAATCTCTCACCAATAACAGTTTTAACTAAATTAGTGACAGATTTTTTAATTGCATCTTCATTCCTAATTGGTAAAATATCATTCGTCACAGGATGCCTAGCAAAAGACAAACTAATGTCTCTAAATGCTCTTGAAATCCTTACTGCCATTAAAATAAAAAGGTATTTTATATATCTATAAGACTTTTCAGACTATTTTTCCGTAACTTGGTTCTGTTCCATATTCCCAATCATCATAATCTTCGTCATTTCTAATTTTTTCGTGCAATTCTGTTTGTCTTTTCAAATTATGCCTCGAAATATTTGGTTTTTCATAGTCGGTAACTAATTTCTTAGTTCCCCACATCTCATACATATAGTTCTGATCTCTATCAACGGGTAAATTGGACATTTTAGCTCCTGTTTTTTGGTAAAAACAGAACTTTTTTTTGTAGGAGGTTGCTATCTCCCCTACTGATATTTAACGATACAAGTATCTAAGGTTATAATTGTCCGAATTTAGATATTTTAGGAGTTCTAGTGCTATTAATTTTGGATTTCCTGGTCCGCAAGTATAAACATCAATGGCAACACACCCATTTTCTGGCCAAGTATGGCACGATACGTGACTCTCTGACAATGCTATGACTATTGTACACCCTTGTGGGTAAAAACAGTGCTGAAAGGTGTTTAAAATGGTCATTCCGGCACGTTCAATGCCTTCCTTCATTACTCCTTCAAGAGTTGCTGCATCATTGAGTAAAGAAAATTCTACTCCATATACCTCCAATAGGAGGTGATTCCCCATTGAAAATCTCTCCAACTCACAAAATCCTCCTATTTTCTCCGAAAAACTATTTATTTTAGATAAAATCCCTTTCTTAGATAACCAGAATCCTCTATATAACTTAATTTTGAGTCATTTTTTTGTCTATCATCTTCCCATACAGGAATTGCAACTGTATTTCCGTATCTAAAATTAGGATTTTGTCTTGTGTGAACCTCAATTAGGTTTCCATCAATAAATTCACAGTTAATCCAATCATAATTTCCCTTCAAATTTTCTAAAATTGAAGGGAATTCAATCGTCTTATCAATTTTTTCCCATTTTTGCCACTTATATAAGGGGTCATTCTCATCTTTAGTGCCTTTTACTACTAATTTTGGTTCTTGATGATAGTAATCAATACTCAAATGCTCTCCTTTGAACACTTCACACCAAAAATTAGATGGATGAAAGTGCTCTGTGTCTTTTTCTATCCATATAATTTCAGCAAATCGACCCATACCAAGGAAATTTATCGCAGGTCTTACAATATAAAAGTCGGGTTTAGGGACTGTAGATCCAATTGGACCACATTTATACCCTAAAACCCGACTTAATTGTAATTTATTGTATATCCACAAGTCTTCATAATGAATTGCATCCCATTCATCATCAACTTCTAGATGATACATTTTACTTATTCTCTTTTTTATTGTCTGGATGCTCTTGTAAATGTGCTGGTTTTCCAGCAACCCAACCAAAAACCTTTGGTGTAGAAGTAGAAGTGGTTTCTTCTATTGTCTTTTGGTCTTCTTCCATCATCCTTTTCCTTGACCTCGATACTTTTTACGTGCCTTATTACGACTCGTTGCACTATATTTAGTATTCCGACCTGCACCTTGAAGAGTCAGCTTGGGCTTTGATTCAACTTTAGCACCACCTTTTGCACTCTTTTTCACTGCCATTGTAATAATCTCCTAGTTGGTTTTCTCTTAACGGTTTTTTAAACGGTTTTTTCGGGATTTAAAATGCCCTTAGAAGACCTTGAAATCTCCATAAGGGCATCATACCAAGAATATCATAGAACGTCAAGAAGACGACTCTAAAGGGGACTCAGATGATTCTAGTCTTCTCGTGTCCGACACGAATCTTAGGATCGCACCATATCTCATAACCTGCCTCTTTTGCATCAAGACAGAATGAAACATCCTCTCCACACATATCTTGAACTTCTCCAGAATCAAAGACTTGCATCTTAGGTGCAAACCAAGGATATTCAAGATTCTCAAAGACTCCTTTCTTAATCAATACCCAACCAAATCCAGTATAATCAACTGTAAATGGTTTGCGACGGTTTTTCATCGTCTCTAAAGTTTCATGATTCATCACTCCACCATTGTTCTTAAAGTCATCTTCTTCAAGCCAATGTGCAACGGATGTGGTGTGACCATCTTCAGTGCAATACCAACCAGCAGCAATATCTTGGTCCATTGCTACCAGACGATAGAACTTCTCAGTATCAAAGACAATATCACTGTCAATCCAGAGTTGATAATCATATGCAAGTTTACCATCCCAAGGTACTTGCTTTGGTCCTCTGAGAACATTTGCTCCAAGTACTTTACATCGTGCAAAGTTCACCATCGAACTATAGTCTTGAGAAATCTGAATACTTGCACCTGCTTGCACTAAATCAAAACACAATTGAACGAAATTTTTCAAATATGTATATGATACTCCTCTTCCTGGAAGACAAAAAACAATTGACTTCCCTCGAATCATTTCTCTTGCTGCTACAATATCAAATTCATCTACTGAATTGTTTGTCTTTGCAGGAGCATTTGCTTTAATCGTAAATCCTTTAGCCATAAAAAATTAATTTCGACGTTTACATTATACCACTACAAATCAATCATTGCAATGGGTCTTCTTGATTATTTAGAATTACTTTGATATCCTCATTCTTTCCACCAGAAGTCCAAACGAGTCCTCTCACCTGATTTAACATCCCATCTAAATCTTCTGGATTTATTCTCTCAACGATTGTTACACCATTGACTTCTATGTTATACGTATTCATCAGATTCTTCTACCTTAAAGAGTAACTCTTCCAGCTCCTCTCTTATCACCTCATTTGAATTTAGTGTCTTGTCTGTCTCTAATCGATATTGAATGCACTCGATTAGAAGTTCCTTCTCTTTCTCTGTGACTTCTAACATCTCCTCTCAGTTTATTCTTTTCCAATTATATATCAACCTTTGAAAATTTTTCCCCTCCGGAAAAATTTTTCTATCCCTTGTACTCCAAACTTCATAAGTTCTACAAGTACAATTCCAATATACTCTAACTCTTCCTTATGAGTGGTTCTCGTACTTATGCTCTTTTTATTTTTCCATATGAATATCCTTTTCTGAATGCTCCTAATAAATTTTTTGTAAAATCTTTCGGTTCTTTTGTTCTTGTTCTTAGTTGTATCCATTGCCAATTCTCTCTCACCCACTCAGTTAAATTTATACCAGCATAAGTTCTACCAGTCATTATATCTACAATACTGAATTCTTTTGCATTGAATTTAACCATATTCCCTTTTCTGGAAATCCACATTAAATTTTCTGCATGATTATTCAATTTGTTAGAATCAATGTGGTCGATTTCTGTAAGGTTCTCTGGGTTTTCTATAAAACACTCCGCAATTAATCTATGAGTATAATATTTGATTTGTTTTGTGGTTCTCCCCATCTCATCCTTCAGGGAAATATTCACAGACATATATCTGTCCTTTGGATTGCTCCCACCCCTCGGATTTTGATTTATTTCTCTCAGTTCCCCCCTCTCAGAGGAACATCCCTTTACTCCTTTGATATACTTCTTATGCCACTCAGTGAAAACTCTTCCATCCTCAGAGACATAATACCCATCGAACCTTGTGGGTAAAATTTTTTCTCGGAAAATTTTTTTATTTTTCATTGAATAATTCAAGGTCTCTGGGTAAGGTTTATAGATTAGGGTAGTAGGGCACTTTTACTTTTAGGGGGGGGGCATCGGTTCTTTATAAGAATACCCAACAATCACAAATAACTGTCAATTAGAATTAAACAACACTGTTTTATTCTTATAACGAACAATAACGAATAATAATATACTATACTGGGTATAAAGAATAAAAAACTATTACCAGGGTATTAGTGATAACGAAGGGGCACACATAACGAATTAAGTGTCACTGTGCGATTAGAATAGAAAACTATACCCAGGGTATGACTATAGGACGAATCCTCCGAGTTGTCAACA